GGCCGCCCGTGAGGCGGGTCCGTCGGAACTAAAGCTCTTGGGTTTTACGGGGGTTACATCGTAACCCCTATAACAATCCGCGCCGCAGCTCTCGCGAAAGAAGCCTTTACTGAAAGATTTTTCAGTATTGACCTTTAATCCGAGATACTGCAGTAAGAGCTTTAGGTCAGCATACCCGGTTTTCGGCATGATAATATCATCACCGAAAACCTGGACACTTGTGCCGTTCCTAAGAATCAATTCCTTAAGTGAGTTCCCTGGCAAACAAGCCAGAGTACAACACAAAAAGAATAGAGTCTGTACGGGAAAGGTCAGTGCAGTACCTTGCGAGGCAAACTTCTTCGAAAAGAAGAAGCGGGAGGGAGTCGATATATCGTCTCTCATCCACCTCGTTCGCGTCGAGTGTATAGAGTGGAGTATAGACTGATTATGTCTAAACATCCGTTCTATAGCCCAACACGACAGGCGGTCGGAAGCGCTAGATAAATCTACCGTTACCAGCTCACCTGTAAGGCTTGCAGCTTTAACCATACGCTGAGATTTGTTTTGATCTCTAAAGTCGATAAATCGAGATTTAAAGACTTTGGAGATATTCTCAACGAAAAAGTCCTTCATAGCTTGCTGGCACCATTGGTGCTGCGAGGGTTCCGAGGCTATAAGCCTGGGGCCCTTCGCTGTTTTTGGAACAGCGATGAGCCGTGAGGGTACTTCATGGTTGAGTGGGATCCGATCATGAGGAGAAGCGGTTTTACCGCAACTTTCATAAGGGAACCACTCCTGCAATTTAGCGGGCCAATATCGAAAGTTATACTTATTAACTTTCGATTCTCGGTCGGCTACTGCACCGTGTCCGTGTCTAAAGGATATCCCTCTTCCATCTGCGAAGGTCTTTTCCGAATAGGAAACGGCCTCGAAGAAGGGGAAGGATCTGCTAACGTCGTCAGCGATTTGCTGAAGTCGTTGACAGAGGCGCCGTATACGGGCCTGCTCGTCGAATGAAAGAGGTAACTTACCTCCGTCTTCTCCGAAAAGGTCAGTACTATCAGTAACCAAGCCGTCACAAAAGTGAAGCTTAGTGCCGATATTACGGGGATCCAGTACGTCGAATTTCCACCCGAGGGTGGGCGTTCTTGTCTGTGATTCAATGTCATGGTACTCCTCGACTGTCTTAATAAGGCGGTCCTCAGAGCAACCAACTTCGAGCTTTTTTCCAAGGCAGCATAGCTGCCTAAGAAACATGATCGAATTGACATCCGCGTTGTCCAAAAGACACGCATCTGTGGAGAACACACGCAACCAGAGTCCCGAAAATAATTTCGGCACTCTAATCTTCTTGGACCGCTTCGAAGAAGCGGGCCCTTTAAGAACAAGGCGTCCATTTTCTAGTCCATCCAGAAGGATAGAATCTAGAGATGGGAGATCTAACGTAAAGACTGTTAGACCTCGAGTCTCCACCATACGGGTGAGTCTAGCTTTATCTCGCCAAACCTCCGTATATGCGGGGTATGCCACCTGCACGTCGTCAAGAAGTGCAAGTGCGACTCTGAGTATATCACTAGCTAAGCTTTTCATACTACTTCCTTTCAATGGGAGTGGTAATCTTAGCCGCTAGCACGAGCCACAACCAGGAGTTAACTCTCCCAGTTGATCAGCTTGGTGATGTTCGCATTCGTGAAGAATGCGACGAAGCCCAGGTCAAAGTTCAACGGTTCAGTTAGGCCGTCGACGCGTTCATTTTCGAACACGGCGTAGGACTTTCGAACAGTTGAAACAGTGGCCGGGGCGACCGGAAATACGGTTTGCGTGAACTCGACATTGTGGCGGTCAATAGTTTTCCCGCCACGTTTAGTGTCCACGTATTCCGAATTCCGAATCTTCAAGCGAAATTCGTCGAGAGCACCTCGAAGGAGGTACTCCGAAGAATAGCCGTCTTGATTGACCCTTGTGAGGACTTTCGCAACGGAGTTGATCGTGATGGTAATCGTGTCAGCGAACATGGTATACTCCTTGGTTCTTAAAGGTTACGGTATTGCCGATCTTTCGGTTCTACCGCAGAGCTTTTATAGAACCAAGAATCGACAACTGCTTACCAGAAAGGTATGGCAGTTGGGCAGAAAGTGATGCAGAAACAGGCTGACGGGTTTTAGTTTCACGTACGCATTTCCAGGGAGTCATTGAATGATGACCACCTGTATCACGTGCATGGACCTCCGTCTTAATGTGCCTCATGATCAGAACTTGACCATGAGTACATGGAACGATGTTCCTATTGGAGATAAGAAAATCTCCGACGTTGGAACACCAATCCACTAACCATGACCATGGAATCAGATTCCACGCTGTCGAAAAGTCTATTGTAAGACCTAAGACAGCACGCATGGCTAGGCGCCTGAGTTGAGGATCAGTCAACGGATAGGATGAGGGTCTATATTCGACAAACCCCCATTTCCTAACTGTTGTCACTCGATTCATTTTAGCGAATTTGCTATATAATGACGAGTTAACCTGCCGGTCATGGGTTTCATGAGCCGAACCGGTAAAGACTTCAACCTTTCTGCGGAGACCAGACTCTTGCAACTTTCGCAATTCCCTCTCGCGTTTAGCGATATGGTGTTGAAAAAGTAGAAGCGACTTCAAGTCACTGATTAGTGGCTTAATCCCAAACTGATATTTTAAGTTATAAGAGGCTGCTTTCTTATAGAAAGTATCCCCTTGCGACTTAAACAGTGAGGGCAAGTCTTTCAGCTCGAACACAGCTGTGGGTAAATCCACAACTGGCCTCGACGGATTGCTCTTAGAGAGCACCGTAGTGGCGGCGGCTGCATCAGTTGGTTCTCCAGGAATACTGAGATGACCAGTTTCAGATCCGTCCCTAAAGGCCAGGGGCGTTGCATTTCGTGCAGCGCGACCTAAGCCCGGTGGGGGATCAGATCCCCCGTTCACAAGACCCCCACTATAAACCGCTTTGTTTATAATGAGGATACCACCAGAATAGTTGACTTCATCTTCACATACCTCTGAAGTACTCAGAGACGTGTGATAGTTGTAGACACCATTCTGGTATGCCCACCCGGAAACTCCGGGTGTGACACGTGAGCGAGTTCTAGTCATTTCGATATCCAATCACAGTTGGTGAGGGAAAGAGTTAGACTCTGGAG